TGTTAAAGCTGGCGGAGATAATACAGGAGGCCCATCATGATAGGAAGTTTAGGAGATATTGTATTTTATGCTAGTGATTTAAATGTATTTTCTTTAAAAAAGGAATTATCTAGGAGTAGAAAAGCTAAAATTACTCAGCATGAGCCTATTTATGGTATAGGAAAAATAAGGCAACAAGGTAGAGAATTAATGGAGGTTAGTTTATCTATCGAGCTTATTTCAGGATTAACAAAATTTCCTAGTAAACATTTACAAATGTTAAAAGATTTTATGGAATTAGGGAAATTTGCACCTTTGATAATAGGGTTTAATATTATAGGTGAGTTTCCTTTTTTAATTACAGGGATAGAAGAAACTTTATCACATTTTAATGTAGTAACAGGAGAATTTGATTTTATAAATCTTGATATAACTTTACTTGAATATGTAGATGACCCTTTACAGTATCAAAAGAAGATAGAATATAAACAATCAGTAAAAACATTTTTAGGAATTGAGTATGAAGATACTGTTAAAAAGTTACAAAAGAAGGTGTTTAAATGATTTATGTAATTAATTCAAAAGATGAAATAAACTACAATCCAAAAAATGATATAGAAGATGTAGTAAGAAACGTACATATGATTTTAAGAGTTACAAAAGAAGAGCAGCCTCTTATGAGAGAATTTTCAATGGATAGTGATATGGTTGATAAGAATATACCTGTTATTAAAAATAAATTGATAGGTTTATTAATGACTAATTTAAAAAAATATGAGCCAAGAGCATTATTAAATAATTTAGATTTAAAGTTAGAAAATAATGACCTAGAAGTAACATTAGAAATAGAGGTGATGGTATGAATGAAGATACTTACGAAATTATAGAATCCAATGCAGAAGAACTAAGGGAACAAATGCAAGATAAGTTTCAAAAACTAAGTGGAAGAGAAATATCAAAATTCTCTCCTGAGGGACTTATATTTGCAAGTGTTGCCTATTTAATTGCTATGAGAGAAGAAAACTATAATGATAATTTAAAACAAAATTATTTAAAGTACGCAAGAGACAACAGATTGGACTTACTGGGTGATAGATATGGAAATAGAGGACTAAGATTAGATGAACAATATGCAAAAGCTACATTTAGATTTCATATTATTTCTCCAAAGCAAAAAAAAATAGTTATACCAAAAGGCAGTTTAATTAGATATAATGAGCTTTACTTTGAAACTAATGAGGAATATTCAATAGCAGAAAATACTTTATACATTGATGGGATTGCAACTTGTAAAACAGCGGGAACTATTGGAAACAATATTCCTATTGGACATATTAATACAATGGTAGACTTGTATCCATATTTCTCAAAAGTTGAAAATATCACTATATCAAATGGAGGTACTGACTTAGAAGAAGATGAAGATTACAGAGAAAGATTAAGACTTGTTCCAAATTCATTTTCTGTTGCTGGTTCTGAAGGGGCTTATATTTTTTGGACATTGTCAACATCTCCTGAAATTATAGATGTGACGGTTAAAAGTCCTAATCCTTGCGAGGTTGATATTTATGTGTTAACGAAAGATGGAGTACCAACACAAGAAATGAAAAACCAGATTTTAAAAGTGGTAAATTCAGATGAAATAAGACCGTTGACAGATAAAGTTACAATAAAAAGCCCAGATATTATAGATTATAATGTTGAGTTTGATTATTATATAAATAAAACTGATGAAATAAATATTAACTCTATAAAATCAAAAGTTCAAAATATTGTTAATGAATATGTAGAATGGCAAAAAAATAAGTTAGGTAGAGATATTATTCCAGATGAGTTAATCAAAAGATTGAAACTTATTGGAGTAAAAAGAACTGTTATTACATCTCCAACATACAAAAAATTAGAGCCACATCAATTTGCTAAGTGTGGAAGCATAGTAATTAATTATCTAGGAGTTGAAGATATATGATATTAATTGATGAGTTAAAATTAACTGATATTGCTGCTATATCTACTCTTGATGATATTACTACTAAGTATATTTATGAGGCTATTGATTATGTGTTACAAAAAAGGAATTCTAATGCGAATATTGAGTTAAAAAAACTAGAAATAATAGATTTAATGAATGAACAAGAAATAAATCTATTACTGTGGGAGTATTCTATTTATCCAAAGAAAGCAAATCTTGAAGAAAAGAAAAAAATGGTTAAAAGGGCTATTTTTTCAAAAATAAATATGGGTACTACAAAAGTTTTGAAAGATGTATGTGGATTGCTTTATAAAGGGTTTGATGTGAAGGAATGGACTGAATATAATGGAAAACCTGGAACATTTAGAATTTATACAGATAAAAAAATTACAGACTCTAATGAATATAGAGAATTAATTGAAAATATAAATGCCAATAAAAATGTTAGAAGTCATTTAGATTATATAGAGCTAAAACAGTCAAACAGCTCTAAGTATTTTATAAAGGGTTATAAAGAAATAACTTTAATAACAACTAAGGAAAATAAGAAAAAAGATTTTAGCATAGAAAATATAATTTTTATAAAGGGTTATAAAGAAATAATAGGAGGTATAACTAAATGAAATTCAATGGAATAACAAAAAAAGGTAGAGAATACTTGGCTAAAATTCAAGCAGAAAACAAACCGGTTAATTTTTCTAAAATAAAAATTGGAGATGGTAGGCTTGATGATTATGATAATCCTGCTGAGCTTGAATCATTAGTAAATCAAAAAGTTGAAAAAGGCATTTTATCTCTTAAACAGGAAAGTGATACAGTCATTTTAACTACTAATATAGATAATGTTAGTTTAAATGCTGGATATTATCCAAGAGAAATAGGTGTATTTGTCAGCGATAATGGGCAAGAAATAATGTATTATTACATGAACGATGGAGATGAAACTTCGTGGATTCCACCAGAAACAGACGGGCCTTTTAAAATAGAATTAAAATTAAATTTAATAGCATCTAATGCTAAATCTATAACAGTACCAAATTCAGGAAAGGATTTATACATAACAAAAGAGTACCTAGAAGAAAATTATACTAAGAATGGTGGATATAAAGGAACAGCACAAGATATTGAAGATAGAGTTGTTGCCGCAGTAGGCAAAGAAGATGGGAAATTCCCATTATTAGAGGCAGTAAAAGGGAATGTGTATTATTTCACAAGAAACAAGAAATTTTATATTTGTAAAGAAGCACAAAACAGAAGAGTGAGTGTTCCAGATGGAAATTTTGAAGAATTATCAATTTGGGAAAATCGTAAGAGATTGGAAAATTTAATTAGTTTCAGAGAAGAAGTTATAGGTACTTGGGATAATGCCCAAATAAAAGTAACACAGTTTGGTAAAATAGGAATAGTTAATATAATCAATGTCACTTTCAGTAATATTCTAACTACTGTTAATTTACCATTATGGTTTGTATCTAAAAAGCAATTTGTATCATCTTTATATAGTAAAGAAGAAAAAAAAGGAGCAGAAATAAGCATCACAGGTAATAAAATGTATGTTTATATTTCTGAAAAAACAACAGATTTAACTGGACAAATAATAGTAATTCTTAATTAAATTGTTCCTATGATAGTCAATTCTAAAGATTGAGTTCCAGAAGCATATATTTTAACCTGTTTAGTTGCTACTATTTTAGAATAATAGCCGTGAACCACTTGTCTCATAAGATTTTCTTGAGTTTGTCCTTCAGTTATATATCCAGTTAGAAATATACTAAATATATTTTTAAAGTCACTCTCAATTTTTACAGTTCTAACTCCTGCTATATTAGGGGTACAGTTTATGGTTTCTATACAAATATTACCTATTGTAAATATTTTATTATTTTTAACTTTAATGAAATTTTCCAATTTATACAGAATTAACCTATCCATCTGTAATGGAACAGATAACCTAATAGTATTAAATTTTTGAAAGGAGAACAAATTATGTTTTATATTTATTCAAAAGAAAAAAAATCAAAACTTGCATTTACAGTTAACTTAACTGCTGAGGAAGTTAAAAAATTTATGGGGAACAATCTATTTTTAGATTATCCTGAGCTAAATCCAGCTGATTATATTGCTGTTGAAAGAAATGAAAGTTTTAAATATCCAACTTATGATTCAGTAACAAACTCTATAAGAGAAATGAATAGAGATGAGCTCATAGAAGAAGGTATAGAAGTTCAGCTTGCCCCAGGAGAATATATTGAAGATAAGAAATTAAAATCTATTCCTCAACCAAGTTCTTATCATACATGGAATATCTCAACTCATACTTGGGATATAAATATGGAAGAAGTTAAGAGAACTTTTAGGCATAAGTTTAGAGATGTTCTTTTAGATAAGATGTTTGGAAGTTATGAGCATAATGGAAAAGTATTTCAGATGAAGGAGTATGATGAAATTAACTTTATAAGAGTTAAGATAGCACTTGATTTAGCTGGTGAAACAGAAGACTATGGCATAATTAAACAAGCATTAGAGACTTTAAATATTTCTATAAATGAGGAATTAGAAGAAAAAATAAAAGCAGCAATGAAAGCTGGGAAATTAAAGCAGTTTCTAAAATCTTTAGATACACAATGGAGATTAAAAGATAATTCTGTTATACCCATCCCATTGGGAGAATTAAACCAATTTTATTTCTCCTGGATATTGAGAGTTATATCAGCACAAAATAAATATTCTGCCATAACAAAGGAAATATTATCAGCTAAAACAGTAAATGAATTAGAAGCTATTAAGTGGGAATAAAAGAGTTAAATCAATTAAAGGTAGTTTTAATATGACTACCTTTTTTCATTACTTTAAATAGCAAATTACGAAGTCAGTTTAATAATTTTTATAAAGGAGTTGATAAGTATGTACACTTTATCACAAACCAGCTTGGATAAATTAAATGGAGTACATCCAAACCTGGTAAATTTTATGAAAGAACTTATAAAAATAAGCCCTTGGAACTTTAAAATAACTGCTGGGGTTAGAACAGCTGAGGAACAAAATAAATTGTATCAGCAAGGCAGAACAGTGAAAGGAATAAAAGTAACTAAAGTAGATGGGTATAAGCTAAAATCTAATCACCAAGTTAAATACGATGGGTTAGGTTATGCTGTAGATATTGGCGTTCTGGTAACAGAAAAGGTTATAGAAAAAGTTAAAGAAAATGGGAAAGAAGTAGAAAAAGAAATTGAAAAAATAGTTTATAAGGGAAGTTGGAAAGATTTCCATTACTATCAAGACATATATAACACAGCTAAAAATGCTGGATTGTTAGAAAAATATGGCATTGAATGGGGTGGAAATTGCTGGAAAACATTTAAGGATGCTCCGCATTGGCAAATAAAAGGAGCAGATAAGGTAGCTTTTAAATAATAAACAGTCTGGCCAGACAGTTATTATAAAAAATTTTTGCCCGGAAGAAGTTTAAAATTTTTGCCGGGCAAGTATTTATGAGTATTTAAAAATTTTAGGAGGTTTTAATTATGAAAGATTTAATTAATCAAGTAGTGGAATATTTAGCAGGTTTTAGTGTTGAGCAATGGATATGGATAGCAGTGGCAGGACTGATTTTAATCTATCTTATTTATAACAGAAAGCAATATGTAAATGTATTTAGACAATCAGTTATTTTTGCAGAAGAAAGTTTCAATCATGGGGAAAATGGAAAGAAATTAGAAGCAGCAGTAAATTTTATACTATTTAGAACTTCTAGTTTACCTTGGGTAGCAAGAATTATAATTATTAAATTTATCAGTAGAAAAAGAATGATTGATATTATAGAAAAGACATTACAAAAGTTTTCTGATATCTTCGCAAATGGATATAAAGTAGATATAAAAGGAAATGAGGAAGATGGAGAAAACTAAATTAATCCTGGAACCAATTTCAAATGGTAAGGCAATTTTGCTAGAAGAGTATGTTTATGATATAAATGGGTACTTGATAAGAGTACCCAAATCTTTTATAACCGATGGAGCCTCTGTTCCTAAATCTTTGCAATGGTTATATAATCCATATGGCAAATATATTAATGCAGCAGTGGTCCACGATTATTTGTACAGTACTTATAATAATACAGGTATAAATAGAACTCTTTCAGACAAGATATTTAGACACATTATGAAAGAAACAGGAGTTGATGATAGAACTGTAAGAAGATTTTATGCAGCAGTTAAATATTTTGGGGAAACATCTTGGAAACCTAAATTAGAAAATGAGGGTTACAAAGACCAAGCAATAATTGATAAGACTAAGGAGGCTAAGGAATATTATAA